TAAATATGACATGCGAATGGTATACAAAGATGCACAAGATGCAATAGAGGGAGTCTTGGCTCTTCTAACATCTGAAAGCTTCCGCACCAATGTTATTGTGATCTCTCATATTCGCTACGTTGACAATCCTGACGGGACCCGTAAGGGTTATCCAACAGCTGTTGGAGCAGCATTGTCACCTATCATCCCACGCTATTTCAATAGCGTGGCTTTGTGTCAAACAACCCCAGGAGGTAAGCGCACAATCCAAACCGCAGCAACAGCTATGTTGGATTTGAAGAACCCAAAGCCATTTGCGGTGGCGCCTTCTTATCCAATAGAAACAGGACTTGCCGATTTCTTCGGCGTACTCAGAGAGAAACCCAAACATAGAGTGTGAGAACAATGGCACAAGTACAGCAAAGCTTCGCATCCATCCTTGATATGCAACCGAGTGAGGTTGAGCGTCCTAAGCCCCTTCCTGCTGGAACGTATCTGTGTGTTGTCGACGGAAGGTTCACACTTGATAAGTCAACTCGGAAGCAGACGGACTACGTCGAATTCACTCTTAAAATCCTCCAAGCGATGGATGATGTCGATGCAGATGACTTGCAGGCGGCTCTCACCAAGCCGACTGGCGAAGTCGTTTCGCTCAACTCCAAGACGGTACGTGTCACCTACTATCTGACCCCAGACGCCCTTTGGCGACTCAAGAAGTTCCTTGAAGATTGCGGCATTGATCTTGAAGGCCGCTCTTTTGCCGAATGCCTTGAGGAGACTCCTGGCTGTCAGGTGCTCGCTGAAATTAAGCATCAGGTGAGTGCCAATGGCGAGGCCGTTTACGCCAACGTGACTAACACGGCGCGGCCTAAGTAAACAAATAGGGGAGGGGTGTGACCCCTCCCCACCATTGGGGGCTAAGATGAAAAATCGCATCCTTATTTTGGGTGAGGCTTATGGTGAGCACGAAGAACGTGAGCGCATGCCTTTTGTTGGCCCCACCGGATATGAGCTAACTCGTATGCTAACCGAAGCAGGAATTAACAGAGCGGATTGCTATTTGACTAACGTATTCAATCTTCGTCCTAAGAATAATAAGATTGAAGATTTTTGTGGTGGAAAGGCCGAGGGCATCCCTGGTTATCCAGCTCTAACAAAGGGAAAGTATGTTCGACGAGAATTTGAACCTGAGCTTGAGCGCCTAGGGGAAGAGCTTCTGGACATAAACCCAAACATAATCATTGCCATGGGAAATACTGCTTGCTGGGCGGTTCTTGGGCAGTCCACAATTACAAAGGTTCGAGGTAACACAACTCTATCAACTCATACTGTAGCCGATTTCAAGGTCCTACCGACCTACCATCCAGCCGCAGTATTTCGCCAATGGCAACTTCGTCCGATTGTAATTATGGATTTGGTGAAGGCCGAACGCGAAAGCCATTTCCCAGAAATTCGGCGGCCTTACCGTGCTATCTGGATCGAGCCTACTCTTGAAGATATGGAGCGATTTTACAGTACATACATCCAAACGTGCGAATTGTTGTCGGTTGATATTGAAACAGCTGGGACACACATAACCTGCATTGGATTTGCTCCAAGTCCTACCCTTGCATTGGTAATTCCATTTCATGATGCAACTAAGGCAAATCGCTCATACTGGCCTACCAAAGAGTTAGAGCTATTAGCTTGGCAGTTTGTTCGAAGGGTTATAGAGAACCCTCAAATAAAGAAAACCTTCCAGAATGGCCTGTACGACATTGCCTTTCTTTGGCGTGCCTACGGCATAAGAACTTTTGGTTCGGAGCATGATCCAATGTTATTGCACCATGCACTTCAACCTGAGTCTCTGAAAGGCTTAGGGTTTCTCGGTTCAATTTACACTGATGAAGGTAGCTGGAAGCACATGCGAGTCAAGACAACTATCAAGAGGGATGATTAACATGGATTGGAATAAAGTCGCAGCAACATTGCGTGAGCAGGCGCTAAAACGGTTTTCGGATGTTCGAGCAGGTGTGTACCAACATGAGGTATCCTTGGTAATGATTACTGTAGCAGAGCTATCGGAAATACTTGCGACTGCACTGGAGCGTGGAAATGAAAATCATAGAGACAGATAAGATCAAACCTGAAAGTCTAACTCAGCAGGAACGAGAGTGGGTGTACAATGGGCTCGATTGCTGTATTACCGCCGAAGTGCTGGACGTGCTCCTGCCGCAGCTTGACAATCATACTGCGGCCACATATGCGTTTTCCAGATCGCTACAAGGTCCGGTGCTTGAAATGCGGGCAAGGGGTGTTAAAGTTGACCAGTACCGCAAATCCATGGTCATCGAAGAATTCTATGAAAAAATTGATCGCATCGAGGATCAGCTTGAGCGAATTGTTAGGGAAGGTGTTGGGTTCTACGGCTTCAATTGGCGATCGAATTCACACCTTAAAGAGCTGTTCTACGATCGCCTCAGAATATCTCCTATTCGCAAAGGCGGTAGAACAACTGTCGACCGAAGCGCCCTCGAAAAAATCGAGGCTTACCTTATCGCTCGACCAATCGTATCCCATATTTTGGCTCTAAGAGATCTTGGCAAGAAGATATCGGTTCTAAAGACCGAGATAGACCCTGATGGTCGTATTAGGACCAGCTACAACATTGCTGGAACATCTACAGGGAGATTTTCTTCATCCTTCTCGGAATTTGGAACAGGGGGCAATCTACAAAATGTAGAAGAGTCTCTGCGATCAATCTTCATTGCTGATGAGGGAATGAAGATGGCAAAGTTTGATGCCAAATCTGGCGAGTCCTTCTGTGTCGGAGCAATTGAATGGAACCTGTTCAAGGATGGGAGATACCTCGATGCTTGTGAGTCAGGTGATCCTCATACTGCTACTGCTCGCATTTGTTGGCCAGATCTGCCTTGGACTGGTGATCTTGAAACTGACAAGAAGATTGCAGAAACTCCATACTATCGTCACTACACTTACAGGTTCATGTGCAAAAAACTCGGCCACGGTAGCAATTATCTTGGAAAACCTAGAACACTTGCACAACAAGCTAAAGTCGAGCAATCGGTAGTAGAAGAATTTCAACCTCGATACTTCAAAGCCTATCCGGCACATCTTCGATGGCATGAGCACAAGCGTCATGAGCTTATCTCTACAGGTTATCTTATCAGCCTTACTGGCCGTAAACGTCACTTTTGGGGCCGTCGTGATAGCGATGAGACTCTTCGAGAGGCAATGGCCTACGATCCCCAGTGCTCTCTGGCTGATATTGTTAACACAGCTATGCTTAACATCTGGTATGCTCGCGATGTTACCCTTTATATGCACGACCACGATGCGCTAACGGTACAATATCCAGAGGAGATGGAAGATGAGATAATCCCCAAAATTCTAGAACAGCTTCGCGTTCGCATCCCATTAGAGCACGGTCGTGTACTCGAAATTCCATATGACTGTGTTACTGGCTGGAACCGCGGCAAGTATGATCCAGAGAAAAATCCCGATGGCCTCAAAGAATACATCCCCGGCGACAAACGGAAGCGGCAAGCGACGGTTGGACTCTTGGATCGAAAGGTTCGTTGAGGCAACTGAATTCCTAGCTTCACCAACAATCTTCCGTCGTTGGGCCGCGATCTCCACCGTTGCAGCAGTTCTGGAACAAAAGGTTTGGATTAGTACAGGGAGCCCCTTGTACCCGAATTTATATGTCCTATTGGTAGGCCCACCTGGGATAGGCAAATCACGGCCCATTAAGGCTGCAACAAATCTTATTCGGCAAATGCCTGAGCCCTTTATCGCTCCAACGTCGATGACAATGGCGAGCCTTGTAGATGAATTAGTACGATCCAAACGTACTATAATTCGCCATCCAGAGGGGCCATATGAGTATAATTCAATGATGGTTGTTGCCGATGAAATGTCGGCCTTCATGCACGAATACAATAACGAGCTTATTGCAGGGCTGACTACGTTTTATGACTCCGATGCGCCATACGGACAAGCTCGCCGTGTTAGAGAAATTCGGTTGGTGATTAAGCGCCCACAACTAAACATCCTCTGCGGTACAACTCCAGTCAAGCTAACCAGCTTCATTCCTGAAACAGCTTGGGGAGACGGATTTACTTCACGCATAATTATGGTTTACTCAGATAGGCAAGTAATTCAAAATATCTTTGAATTTGAGCAAGCCGATTTACCAGAAGATTTACTCCATGACCTGCTCATAATCAACGGCCTCTTTGGTAAATTTGGTTGGACAGAAGAATATGCGCGTGCCATGCATAACTGGAAACTGCTGGGATTCCCTGATAAACCAACACACCCAAGACTTGAGCATTATTGCACACGACGCGAGGCTCACATGCTAAAGTTGTCTATGATCTCTGCCGTCGATCGCAGTAATGTACTGCAACTTACCAAGGATGATTTTAATCGTGCCCTTGGATGGTTGCTGGAAGCTGAGTCACTTATGGAAAATATTTTCCGTGCCGGGTCAGCTAGTGCCGACTCCGCTGTTATGGAGGAGGTACGACACTTCGTACAATCGGCCGGTGCTGAGGGGGTGCAGGAGACTAAGATAATGAATTACATTAGGCTGCATGTAAAACACGCTTACAATGCCCGCAACATTCTGCCGATAATGGAGCAAGCAGGGATGTTGCGAGTTAAGTCTGTAGACAAAATGGGATTAAGGACCTTTATAGCTCTGTAATCTATCGCGCATATCATTGGTACGTTTCATTTCTTCATCTAACCTCTTACTCAAGATGTTGTGTCGCTCGTTCATTATAGCGATCTCTCCGCGGAGATCTGCTAATGATACAAGGACATTGCTCAGTTTCCTTAACTCATTCTCAACACTTTCCAGTTGAGCCTTCAAAACATTTGCCTCCCCTCTAGTGTTGGCTAACACCCAGATGAGGCTGCCAACTTGGGTTGCTATAAAGATGCCAATGGTGACGATTTGTTCCGGGTTCACCCCACTTCCCCCATTGCGCGACGAAACCAACGCTCTTCATCCTCGCGATCCATTGTCTTGATCGCAATTTCCCAAGCTTTATGCTCTTCCAGTCCATGCTGCACCAATCGTTCCACAATTGGCTTAGCTGCCTCTAGTAATGGAGCGATGGCCCGAATCAGTGCAAGCACTGTCGGGCCATACTTGATTACTAGAGATATGATCTCCAGGGCTGTCACGATTTCACAGCAGGACGATTGCTGATGACGGACCAAATTGCCGAAGCAATGGCCACAACAGCAGCAGTCACATCGGCAGCGGCTGACTGCGAGAGCCAGCCCTTACCAACAGCGTAGGCAAGAGCCGCTGGGAGGATGGCACGAACCCAGGCTGGGTATCCCAAGTTTGAGGGTCGAACCTACCATCAGCGACGTACTTCCCAGCCTTTTGTTGATTTGTACCACCCCAAATATAAGGTGAGGGCAGACCGCGAGAGTCATATCCAGCGCCATTGAAAAGCTCACAGTAGTAGAGCATCTTCTCTAAGCGCCAGTCAATGACATTACTCAAGCCATCTACTCTGTAGGCGTCGATTGCCCCCTCCACAAAGCTTCTAAATGGCCCTCGACCACGAGGCACCAATCGTGTCACGCGATTGAGTGGTTCGCCATTACCCAAGTATGTAGAGAAGTCCGCATCACTCTCACGTCGATGGATGGCTGCTGTCATATACCAAGGGACGCCTGTTTTCCCTTGAATAGCGGTGTATTCGTCCTTGTGCTTGATAGCGATCTGTGCTATCTGATTGAACTCCTGCGCGCGGGACGGATTTATGACCATAGCATTCCATTGCCGAGCATAGATCGGCCATTTTGCTGCGTATCTCATTTCTTCCTCAACCTTGCCTCTCCTGTTGCAAGTCCGCGCATGAACTCTATGATGTTACGCGGCCTCTGATCCCCACTTGCATAGTCCGATAGGAATTGCGCGACTCTGCCTGCCTGCAATGAGCCAGGAATACCAGCTAACTGACCAGCTAGGAAGGCAGTATTCATAATCGGGCGCTTAGGTTTCTTCCCTTGATATGCAGCATTAATACCAGTACCAACCTTATAGGCCTGTTCAATCAACCCCATCAAAGGTGCCCTAGCACGATTTCCTTCATCAATATAATTCCATGCCCAATTAACACCAGGAATGGATTGGAAAGGAGTTGAGAAAATGGCGCGAGATATGTACTTGAACCAACTCTCATCCTCTGTCGTTCTGGTAAACAGTGCAACATTAAACAATGCTGGAATTATGATGGTGCCCCACATCAACGTGGCAAGAGTACCAGCATCCCTACGACGTATTGCTCCAGGCAGTTGTCTCTGCCAATTGTGTATGGTATTGAAGTAACCCATAAACAATGTACCAATCTTTACCCATTCATTTCGATTAGCATACAATTGTGGCAGGTCTACAGTTGATACAGAGCCGTGCCGCTCGCGCACAACAGAGTCCGCCAAAAGAATTGCTTCACCGTCTGCTCGACCCTTCTCTTTTTGACGCATATATTCGCCAAACCAAGTAATGGCACGGAATTCCTGCTCCATAGCAATCAGAGGCTTAAAGAAAGTCTCCATAATTCGGCGTTGATAATCAGACCACTTACCACCGTCTGCGAGTGCATTGAGCTTATCTGTAATATCTCGATCT